AAAGAATTCAAAAAACCCATTTGCAAGTCTATATACATCAGTTGTATCCGGATTAGTTTGATCGTGATCTATTGTGTAATCTCGTGTCGCTCCAGTAAAACCCGAAAGCAATCCACTTCTGTATTCATAAACAGAATTGGCATTAAGATATTCATTGATTTGGACTATATGATAACCAGTACCGGAATGAATGATTCTGCAACCAAATGTTTTACAAATTTCTGTTAATACATCAAAACACGATTTGTAAACGTAATTTCCTTTAGTATCTCTGTGAAAAAACGCTCTGTGTGGAATACGTGCCTTTGTTAGAACCGTATTAGTTCCTGAATAGGTATATTCGCCACCGTGCCAATTTATAACAGCTGCAAACAAGTAATCGCTTAAAGAAGCGTATGCAAAAAGAATCCAACCTAATTTTTTAAAGCAGTTATCTAAATGCGTAAAGATTGTCGCTTTTCCTGTATATGGAACGCCTGAATTTTTGTAATCTATGTTTTTAAGCGTGTTTAATCCATCTTTTGCTTTTAAAACAAAGGAATATCCCAAATTCAAATCTACATCCTCAATAGCTATCAAATCAGTTAATATATACCCTGCCCATCTAAATGTAAATGACTGCAACGGTTGAACAACATCATATATTAAAATATAGTATTTGTTTTCACCCGATGTAACTAAATCTTCAACAAATGCGTTTAAATCCGAATTATCAATGTGCATTTCAACGGATGCTTCTGATTGAATTACTGGTGTAAATCTGTCATCTTCTTCACCGGAAGCATCATATTTAACTGAAAGTCCTAAAACATCAAAATTGTAAATATCAAGGCCAAAATAAGTTGTGTCGTGGATCTCAACTCGATACGCTACACCTTTTTCTGATACAAATTCGCCCCTGTATTTAACTGCCATTTATTCTATTTTTTATCTACCTCGTTCCCTTTGCGCCCTTTCCACAACTAATAACAAATCCGAACCAGCCAATCTTGTAGATGCTACAAAATCACCTCCGCCCATAACTCCATCTAACATTGATTTTAATTTGTCCAATGGTGCGACTACTTCCGGGTTAGACATTGATGTTCCTCGACCTTCGCCAATTAACCCGACAGTCGGGCCGGTAACTAAACCACCGTTTGCGAATCCTAATAGGCCTTTGAATATTGTTTTAAATCCAAATTGACCAGCGGCACCAGCTCCGGGGAATATTAAATTCATTACAGCACTTAATATTGCGGCTTGTGCTACTGCTTTAACGAGTTGTATAATTAATTGCTTTACAGATTGTGTAATTGATTTAAAAATATTTGTTCCTTTTTCTAATGCCTGAAATACCCCATCAATAATTGGCGTTATTGCGGATTGAATAAAGGAAAAGTTTTTAGCCATTGCCTCACTTTGCTCCGCTAATTTCTTATCAAATTCACCATCAACACGCTCTTTTGTAACGGCTAAAGATTCTTTCATAGATTCAACAATCTCTTTATTTGAATCTCTTATAGAATTTATTTGCGTTGATGCTAATTCTAAAGATTGTGTATCTAATAATTTTAATGGCTTTGGTGCTGTTCTACGTTCGCCACCGCCACCAGTTATAGTTGGTGCGCTAACTGCCGCACCTCCGCCTGAAGGCATTCCAGCCGCACCACCACCAACCGAAGCAGATAATTTACTAAATACACCACTTAATCTATTTGTTTCATCCTCGTATCCACCCATAAATGCCGCACCTAATCTTTTTCCTTCTGTAATTGCGGCTGTAATTGGATTTGATTTGCGTAATGCTTCGCCAAAATCTTTTGCGGCTGCTTTAAAGTTGCCTTCACTTAAATTTTTAAATCCTCTAAAAAACGCTTGTGCGCCTTCAGATAATATCTTTATAAATTCTACAAAAATATCTATTACTCCATTTACAACTTTTCTAACTCCTTCAAATTTATTATATAGAATTACAACCGCGGCAACTATTGCCCCTATTGCGGCAATGGTTATACCAATAGGCGAAACCAAAAAAGCTAATGCAGATGCAACGCTTTTTATAACCAATGCCAATTTACCCATTATAAATATAGCCGGTCCAATTCCGGCAACGAGTGCGGCCGTAATTACAATTATCCTTTGAGTTTGTGGCGATAATTCACGGAAATAATCAACAACCTTTTGTATTCCACGCCCCAATAAATCCAAAACCTGTTCTAAATGTAAACTGTCATTTATTGCCCTACCAAATTCGGCTAAACTTAATTTTAATGAATCTGTAAAATTTTCAAAAGCGTTTCCAAGTCCACCAACAGCATTTTGAGTTTCAGGTAGGTTTTTTAACGCTTCAACTATTCTGCGATTAAATTCTTGAGCAGATACACCACTTGCTCGGATTTGTTCAACATTACGCGTACCAAATGCGGCTTCGATTGCCTTTCCAACTAATGGCACATTTTCTTGAATGATCCCAAAATCTTCTTGTAAGATTCTATTTTTGGAAATCATTTGGGTTAATTGGTATTGAACCGATTCTAAATTTTGAGCAGTTCCACCCGTTGCAGCAATAGCCGCACCAAATGCAGATAATGTTTCCCTTGCTTCATCAGCACTTAATCCAACTGCTTGTAAACGAATTGAACCTTGAACCGCTTGTTCAAATCCTAATCCGGGCAGTTTTGCAACCTCATTTAATTTTCTTAATTCTATTTGAGCAGCTTCAGACGAACCCATGACCGCTGCCAAACCTTTCTCCATTCTTTCGAGATTGGTAAAGGCAGCAACCGCACTTCCACCAACGGCAACAATAGGAAGTGTAAGGTTTTGAGTTAATGATTTCCCAAGTGCTTGAGCTTTTTTAGCAAATCTATCAAGTGATTTTTCGGCATTTCTTAATCCCTTCTCAAACTCATTCAGCTTAATGCCTAATACTACGTTTAACTCCCGATTTGCCATATAATTAAATTTATGCTTGTCCTAATTGCTTTTTCATAAATTCATCCATCCTTCGCCTCCATTCTAATTGTTCTTTACTTATTTCACGCTTTTTCGGTTTCGTATCATTTTCCCACTCAAATTGTATCAAATCGGTCAATTTTAATGATTTACCCTTTCCTAAATGCGGCTGAAGCATTATAGCACCAAGCCAACGAGTTTGTTCCCAACTTGTTTTAACCTCCATATCTTTAACCTTTGTATAGCCATTAATAGCGTCCATTACCGAAACAAAATCAGCATTTAAAAAATCTTCGTTACTCATTCCAACTTGACCTATTGCCATTTCCCTTATTTGATTCCAAGTTAAGTTTACTTGCGGATCGGTTTCGCCTTTGTTTTTTTTTCATCAGGTGTCGGCATAGATTTATTAAGCAAATCCATAATTCTTGTAAGTGCATTCGGATCTTCGTCGAGATAGTCGCATAAATCATCAAAAGTCATTGTGAAATCCTTTTTGTCTTTTCTATGCCCATCCCGTAATCCTTCAAAAATCAAAACCAAACTGTTTTTGTAATTTAGTGGAGTTGTGCCAAGATTTAAAATGGAAATACCAGTTTCCTCTTCAAAACGGATTAATGCCGCATTTCCGAATGAAACTGGTACTTCTTTTCCTGCTAATTGCGTGTATCTTACCATATTTAATTAATTTTAGTTTGTGCCTCTTCCAATCGCACCCGTAACCGTAAAAGTTGCGGAATAACTTACGTTATCTTCAACTGTAGAGCTAATTTCAAAAGAAGTGCAATAAGCTGAAAACGAATAAAAATTATATCCAGCCGTTCCTTCTTTCAAAGTCAAAGCTAAAACCGTTCCATTGTCAAGTGCATCAAATAAAACATCGGGTTGAACATTATTGGAAGTTTCCGAATACAATGCTTCAACCGTTAATGTAGCCGATTTAGAACCGGGTTTGTTTGAAACCCATCCTGAAGATGGCGAATCCTTTGTAAGTATGTTTCGCATTTCCCTTGTAATAGATAGGGTTGCGCTTGTAGCTTCTCCGATTGCCGTAGTGTTATTATATACGCGGAGGTCAGTACCGTTGATGATGTCATTTACTGCCATTGTTATTTATTTTAATTTAAAAAAAGTTCTTTTTCTTTTTAGGTGTATATTTATCTAATTCCGAATCTTCTACCTCTTCAAACTTAAATTCTTTCGGTTTTGTATCGTCCACAATCTTTACCGGTTCAATATAAGATGCAATCCCATCCTTAACCAATT